GCGACTTCGTCTTCTTCGTCTGCGCGCTGACGCTCGGCCTGTACGCGAGCAGCCTCTTCAGCCTGCAAGCGCAACGCTGCCTCGGTGCGAGCATCATTAACGTCAACGGGTCCACCACCGCGAACTTCATTGTCGTCAATCTCTTCGGCTCCGAAACCGAGCTTCTTCTTGGCGTCGGCCCAACGATCCGCGTGTTCGGTGCCGTTGTAGTAGCCGTAGATGGGAGCGCGGATCGGCCCATTAACCGACTCTTCCACGACACGTAGGCCGTAGATGCCACCACCTTCGCTGGCGTCAAGGAGAATGTCGTCACGCAACTCCTTGTCTTCGATGCTATGCACGTCAACCAGCGTATAAGCCTGACGTGATGCGTTCTGCTTTCTTAGCGTAGCCATGTGTCGGCCTCCTACTGGTCGTTATTCGGCATGAAGCCGATAACGATGTCTGCCTGACCAGCAGTCGCCGCACCACCCGTCTGCGCATAGGCCACGAAAATATCCGTGTCCACTGCGAAGCTCAGGTTAGCGATAGCGGGGCTGCGCGCACCAGCGGTAGCAACGTCCGTAAAGAGTTGCGTGCCGCCAGCAGTCGTGCCGACGTTGAGAGCATTGGTCGTACCAGCGTTGAAGGCCGTATTGACACGTACGGTCTGCAACACAAGCTGCGCTCCTGCCGGAAGCGTGCCAATCAGAACGCCACCAGCAATGCCGGCATCGTTGTAATTGACCCTCTTACGGAAGCAGTGAACCATCTGGTACTGCGTTAGGCGAGGAATTCCTGCCATGATGTTGTCTCCTTTCCCTAGATTTACGGCTGAGGCGCGTAGGTTGAGAAGACGATGGTGCCGAAGTCCATGGAGTTGAACTGCGTCTTCTTCATACCGGCAATCATTCCGGCCGCAACGCCGAGCTGATTGTTGTAGTCGAAGAGCTCTTCAACCCAATTCATTTTCTCCGGAGTACCAGTGTCATCACGGCCAGTCGCCATAACGACTGCCTGCGCACCGCAAAGAACAGCGCGGCGAGCATTGGTGACAGCAGCACCAGTCGTCGAGTTCACGCCGTTGGCGACGCGAGCTGACTCGTGGATTGCAACGCCGTTGTAGATGCCGAGGAACGAGCCACCCTGGAAGATGGGGTTGTTCTCATCACCATTGGCGAGGAGCTTGGACTTCTGCAAGTCGGCCCACGCGCCTGCGTTGTAGTTGCTGCGCAGCGAGAACGTCTGGAACGGATGGATGAAGAGAACGTAGTAGTCTCCACCCTTGTAGCGGATCGGCCGAATGGGAACCGCGCCGCCACCCGTTGACACAAACGTCTTGGCACGAGCGACCATGCGATCGATGTGCGCCAAGCTGAATTCGTCACCCGTTGTGAGCGACTCATCAGTCGTTTTGCTGTTCGGACGGAAGATATGCGTGGTGTCAGGTGCGAGGACTGCCTGCATCCCGGTATAACGAATATCGGTCTGCGCGGTGAAGCCTGCGGCCTGATTGAAGAACCACGTATCGAGACGATCGGCCCACCAATCCTTCAGGCCGTCCATGGACTCCTGCCGGATGCTGAACGGCACGCGCTGTTCGGTCATCTTGCCACGCGAACGAACTGCGTGACGTAGCTGATCAATGATGAGCGTGTCGTTATAGGTGGCGAGTGCCTCTTCGTTACCCTCCAACGTGTTGTCGCCGGAAACGCCGGTGCCAACTAGCTGGAGGCGAAGACCGAACGTAACGCGGTCGCCCGCGCCTTTGCCCAGTTCGTCCCGCATCTGAATGATCGCGTTCGTATCGGACGTGCCGATGAACCGATCGATGAACGTCTCACGTAGGGACTCTACGAAAAGACGCTTGGCCCATAGCCTTACCGCAAGCGGATGGTTAGGGCCAAATTCGGTCATTGCCATGAAGAAAACTCCCAATTTGGTTTCGGTGCTGACCCATTGCGCCGGATCGGGCGAAACCCCCTATGCGCTGGGAGTGCGCGACAGACCTTTAAGGGCGTCTTCCCCTTGCTACCTGTGACGTTCGGTAGCTTACGAACCGGGTTCTTTTTAGGAGAGGGAACCCGGAAGACCTCCTGCGCGTATCATACGCGGGTAACTCGGAGGGCGCAAGCCCCTTTATCCGATGGCGGCAAACCGCTTGTTGGCATCAGAACCTTGACCCAGCCACTTGTCAAATTCAGCATCGTCCATTTCAAGCAATGCTGATGCGTTGAGATTAGCTGGGCTAGCACCAGTACCACCGCTTAAGCTACGGCTAGCCTGCTGACCGCGGGTGACGCTAGCGATGACTTCTTGGGCGCTAGGGCCTCCCTGTTGCTGCTGAGGAGGCTGTCCCTGCTGCTGCTGCTGCTGCTGCTGCTGCTGAGGAGCCGGCTCACGCTGCGGCATTCCAGGATTGTAGCCGCGTGCCTGCGCAAGACCGTAGATGACCTCACCCACAGACTTGCCACGCTCCCAAGCTGCACGAGCAATTTGCCGCGCCTCAGCAAGCATCATCCTCTGAGCTTCCTGCGGCGTGTGGAAGGCAAGTAGCTCTGCCGCCCGCGACTGAACAAAGTAGTCACTCGCCTGCGGGTAGTCAGGACGCATGGAAGTGAACACTTCTTCATCAGCCGAGATTGACTGATCAACCTGCTGGTTCTGAAGATTCTCGGTGCGCTCAGCTTCAAACTGCTGTACACGCTGCTCCAATGCAACGATGTAGCCAGCCGGATCAGTATTGATATCCGGCATCTGCTGCTGCTCGCCCTGCGGCTGCTGGCGCGACAAAATGGCATTCAGTCGCGTTTCAGCAAGTTGGGCACGGCGAGCAATGGCGGCGGCACGTTGGCGAGACTCGTGCAGCGCTTCTAGAGGCACCATGCGGCGCTCACCGACCTGCTCGCCTTCTTGGCTTTGCTGCTCGCTCTGCTGCTGCCCGCCCTGCGGCTCTCCTTGCTGCTCGTCCTGCTGTTGTTGCTGACCGCTGGGCTTGGCCTGTCCAGCTTGAACCTCTTCACGGCTGGCAAAGCGACCATCTTGACGATGGAACGTCTGGCGACCGCCTTGATCGTCAGCTTCCTGCTGTTCTTGGCTCTGCTGCTGCTGCTGCTGCTGAGGCGGCGCGTCGCCTAGAGGCTCACGTCCCGGCCCTGCGCTGGGCACGCCATGTTGCGCAAACTCTGCTTCTTCTTCAGGTGTTAGATCATTAGGTGCTGGCATTTCCGCTCTCCTTTACTGGGGTTGTTCCTGACTAGGGTCTACAGGCGCAGCAGGAACGGGCTGCATCTGCGGGGGTTGTGGTGGTTGATCAGCTTGCTGCTGATTAGACATACTTGCAATGACTTGCTGCATCAAAGAGGTTAGCATATCTACTTTCTCTTCCAACGGGGAAGGTACGTCTGTAATTAGCGGTACGGCTGGCGTGTCTGGGGTTCCACCACTACCGTCTGGACCTCCCGGCGTTCCGGGCTTGGGCGCTGCCTGAATTTGCGCCTGCCAAGACGCTTGCAAACGTTCCGTTTGAGCGCGGTAATCTTCGATAATGGTTTTGAGACCAGCGATTTCTTCATCATTTTCCTTACTGTTGTTCTTTTCAAGCGCTTTCTTGAGCTCTTCCTCAAGTACCTTTAGCGCCTGCTCCGCCTGCTGTAGCTTCTGCTGAAGCACGGCTGGCGGCAATTCGTCACCCATGCCCATTGCGTTGCGAATTTCCTGAACCACAGACTCTGGGTATGGTGAGTACTTCAGTAGTTCAACCGCTGCCTGCGGCGGCAGTATCTGCATCTGGAGAATTTGCTGAGTAATGCCCCAGACATACTGCTTCTGGTCAGGAGAGGTTGGAGCTTGGTCGATAATGATATCGAATTTCTCAAACTCCAACCCTTCACGGGTTAGTGGAATGTACTTGATCTGTCCCTGCTCAACTATGCGGATGAGCGTATTTTCAGGCAATAGCCAGATGAAGTGAAGAAGCAGCCGCCCATCACGCTTGCGGTACTTGCGCAAGCTGTCAAACATAGACGCCAACGTAGTCATAGCGCTTTGGCGGCGCTGCTGCTCCAGGATAGCAGCCTGTTCGCGATCAGCCTGACCCAGTAGCTCCAAGTTCACGCCGCTTACGTCGCGGATGGAAATGATGGAGAACGTCATGAGCTGGTCAAGCCCCGGTGGGAGGGCGATTGCGGTGCGCTCCTTAACCTTGTTCTTCGCCAACGACCCCGGTTTGACCCATACGATCTTGGTTGGGTCAGACCAATCCTTCTCAGCAGCCTTCACATTTTGGAAGGAATCTGTTTCAGCCAGCAAACCGCCCTTGGCGTTTACGTTTATATGATGCATGATCTGGCTGAAGAACTTATTGGCCCAACGCTGCGGGTCCATCAAATCCTTGACCATACCGTAGAAGTAGCGCTTCTTCTTGTCACGGTTGCCAGTCATAGCGCTGAACTGGAACATACCCATCTTCAAAGGTGTGCGGTCAAGTATCTTCGCACCGATAAAGCACTGATAATAAACCCGGCGTACCGACTGCGCCGCCGTATGATCAATACGCTGGACATTTGGGTCTAGTTCAGCAGCAGCGTTGACTTGCTCTGCCCGCTGCTGGAACTTCTCATACTCATCCAACGACATAGGCTTGGGTTCTTGGTCATTCTGTGTCGCGACCAACATGATTGGTTCGCGTACCCAGTACTGACATTGAATGACCCGCACTGTCTTCAGGTACGTACGTCCGTTAGCGCGCACCGCTGCTCGAGTCTCTGCCGGGTAATCCTTCTTGTTACCTTGCCCACCATCAGCCGGGGTCGTTGAGTCTGGCAGCCACTTGGCATCCAGCGCAGCGTCAAGCACCGTGTCAGGAAGATTCAGCAGCGCCCGCACATCGTTAGGATCCATTTCGCGGATACGATAGATCATACGTGCGTCAGAATAATTTGACCGGCACGCTCCCTTGTTCACGCCCATCTCAAGCGGGTCGATCTTTTCCTTTACGACCTTGCCAGCGGGGTCTTCGTCATAGTCCATGCGGGTTTCGGTCCAGCCTTCCCCGCAAATGACAAGATCGCGGAACGCTTCCGATTCTTCATCTTCAGCACAGCACTCATCACGTATCCACTTGCCAGCGCCGGTGACCATTTCCTGTGGCCCGCTGGTGCCGAGCTTGCGCGGGAGGTAGACGACGCTCTGGCGGTTATTGACTTCCAGCCCGCATACGGCGTTGATCAGTGGCGCTACGCGATTGAAGCTGACGGCTGGGCGATTGTTCTCTAACAATACCCGCTCATCTTCTTCAGCCCATTGGTGGTTCGCCACCATGTCAAACCATCCACGCGCATCACCGCGCCATGTGCTACGCTCGCGTTCGGCGTCGATAACGTCCTTCTTCAGCCGTACGAACTCATCGATGTTCGGATCAGCGTCGTCAGTTTCGGATTGAATTGGGCGAGTTTCGCTAGTGTCGATGGCGCTCATGCTGACCACGCGCTCCCTTGTGCTACTGGACGCCTACGGTAACGGTCACGCTGCATTCCACCGCCTTCAACAAGAAGATCAGTTTCAGCAAACGTGAGTACGAAAGCATCGGCCCCGTCTGGCGAACGGCCGAGTCTCTCTTTGGTGTCCTGCTTTGGCTCGAGTTTAATCTTGCCATTTGGCAGGTAAGCAAACAAGATATCGCGCAGCTCGTCTACGATAGGTGAGCGGCGAGCCATGCGAGTAGTTGGGTCGTTGTAGTACTCGTCGATCCCCTCGTCGAGTATCCAGCTATTACGCTTCTCGATATCCATCTGCATGGATACGTCAAGCTTTTCAAACCATGTGCGCGCCCTCCACCACAGTTCATCACGTAGACGAGCGAACTTATCGTGAATGGAGGCGCTTTCACTGACATTGATGCCAATAATCATGGTTCCTTCGAAATGACCTTCTGCGACCATTTCGTTGAGACGATCAACCACGCCTGCGCCCACTCCGATAGCGTCCACGCAAATAGCCGAGGGTTTATCATCTTCTTCGGTCTCTTCCCAAATGGTCTTGATGCGCTGCGCTATCTGCATCAAGTTCAAACCCTGCCAGAACGTGATCGGCTCCATAAGCGCGCGACTACGGCGCTTGGCAAGGGCAGTGCGATCATCACCAAAACGAGCAACGTCGAGACCCCAAACCGGCTTATAGCGCTCAATTCCGATAACCGGACGATAAAGTGAGCTATCCAGCCACTCAGCGGGAATGAGGGTGGCAACGTCCTGATGGGGGAACTCGCCGAGGACACGAACGCGGACGTAATCGCTGTCGAGACCCCAGTCTTCAATCATCTCAGCAATGCGCTTCTTGTTTGCTACTGCTGCATCACGACTATCGACGGTGAACTTGTGCCAACGGCGAGCGAACTTGTGCCAGCAGTCGTAGAAACGACCGGAGCGCTTCGTTGGGTTGCCGAATGAGAACCAGAAAGCATCCGGGTCAGTCATGGCACCTTCCGCGACCTCCCAAATGACGTCAGCAATACCTGAGCTTTCGTCAA